TTTTATTTTAGCAAGGTTCTTATCGTTTCGTTCAATACTGTCATCTCATTTGTTTTATAAACCTTCCATATTCTTTGTTGTCCGTGAATCCCGTTAAATGCCCCTTGGTGGCAGTCTTTACATAGCGGAATGCAAAGGTATTGCTCATGTTGGACGATGTGGTGTGCGTCACTTGGGCCACTCGCGTCACAGACCCCACAGTTCATTTCCTTGATCTGGGCTAAGTGCTTGCGCTCTGCTAGTGTGGGCTTATTGTTCAAAGGTCACCCCATGTTCTGCACCCCATGCGTGTAGCCATTCCACAAACTCTGAGGCTTGCTCTTTGGTAAATTTACGGGTTTGCTGACCGAGCTGCACAATCCCCGTCCCGTCTAGGCTTGGCACAATCTTGCCCTCGTTAAGTTTTTGGTCTTTGCAAAACTGCCAAACTAGCATTCGTTTCCAATCCTCGGCATCCCACTTTGCGCCTAAGTGTGAGGCTTGTTGGGCTATTTCCTCAATCATGGCGTGATACTTGGAGTTCTGTGGGCATGACCGACTTGCGTTCTTGATTTCCAAAGTCAATTGCTTGCCAGATGCTAGGGCTTCTTTGACTTTTGGCCAAAGGCTTCCCATCACCGCAGTCGCGTTATCCTTGGTTAACTCTACTCGCATTCTTGCACCATGATGTTTGCGCCAGCAGTCTCAGCATAGACCTTGGTGATGTGTGCCTCTACGATCTGCGAGTCATTTAAATACACAATGCCCTGCATGGCATCGGTAATACTTTTGTAAACATTATCTAAATCTACTTTTTTGGGATATTCAACGCCCCGTAAACAGGCTTCCTTGCGCTTTTTTGAGTATGAGGCGGGTATGGCATAGCGAAGGTATAAAAACACAGTTAATGCCCCTTTTAATGGCTCTGATGCGCCTATTGCTTGTCGGGCTTTCATCGCCACATGGGTTTCGTAGTCGATTGTCTTGGCATCGGTGTAGGTTTGGACAAACTGCCCCCTACGGGCAAACCTTGGTCTGCCTTTGGGTACTGGGTCACCTTCGACCTCAAAAGTTACGATTAGTGTCACGCAGTTCTTTCATTCGTTGAACAATCAAGGTAGGCAGAGTAGGAAAATCCGACTTCAGCAGTTTGGTCATGTGTCTCGCATGGTCGATTGTTCCTTTGTTCATGGCCATCAAAGCGTAATGTTGGGCTAGATGCTCGACATAAATCCCCTGTCCGTTCCAAGGCTGTATTTGTTTCAGCCAAGGACACATAGGATTCTTTGCATTTATTAAGGATGGCATGGGCTTGTTGTTTATTCATTTAGGATTCTCCAAGCGGTAGCTGCACAGAGGGGGACTTGTCCGTTTCCAAGGGCTTTAACTCTGTGAATCCTATCGGCCATCCCATTAACCACTCGACCCACATTGGGTTCAAAGAGCCAATAATTTGCTGTTGTCCATTCTTTGCATTGGTTGGCCAAAGGTGCGGGTTTTTTACTTGATCGGACAATCTGATCTGAATTGAACTCCCACTCGCTCTGTGGGTCTTGCCTTCCGATAGTTGTTTCTGATTCCCGCCCCCACCCGTGTCGGGCGTTCGCCACAATCCAGATTCTGTCCCTTTGGTGTGGCGCGCCAACATCGGCAGCTCCCATAACAGTCCATTTGCAGTCGTACCCCATTTCGGTAAGGTCTCCAAGGACTCGTTCAAGTCCTCTAGTAACGAGCATTGGGCTGTTCTCCACAAAGACGAACTGGGGTCGTACTTCGCCAACCACCCGCGCCATTTCTCGCCACATTCCTGATCGTTCTCCGTCAAGTCCGTCACCTTTTCCTGCAATGGAAATGTCCTGACAGGGAAAGCCGCCCGATACGACTTGAGCAATTCCTCGCCACGGGTTTCCGTCAAATGTCCGCACATCATTCCAGATGGGAAACGCTTCCAGGTATCGGTCGTTTTGTCGTGCGACAAGTACGCTTGCGGGGTAGGCTTCCCACTCGACGGCACATACTGTTCGCCATCCAAGGAGTTTTCCCCCAAGTATTCCTCCACCAGCACCCGCGAAAAGAGCCAACTCATTCAAAATTCCTCCTTTTCGTACCATTGTTGAACAGTACGACTAACTGGTTGGGCAATGATAGGTCTGCGGTATTCAGCGGGGTTTTTAGCCCATTGGTGCTCGGAACACTTAGGGCGGTCACCACTTAGGTGGACAGTCCAACGCTTTGGGCAACCAGGCACAGAACACATAAGTTTTTGCTCTTCGTCAAAGCCATTGTCTTGTTTTTGGTTATTTTTGAAATTAGTTAGTGCCATGATATTTTCCTTCTACGATTTTTGCAAAATTGCTTGGTTTTAGTATCCACTCTAGGTCAGCCACAAAAGACCGACCAGACTTGTCGTTGACTCTGCCTGTCAGAAACTTGGAAGTGCCAATGTGGGTAAAAAACTCAGCCCACCAGTTCAGCACATCTTGGGCGGTTATTGGTTTGGCAGCAGATAACTCCAAAGCCACTTCTCGCCACCTCTGCCTGAGATAACCCTTACGGGTCTCGTTCCAAATTTCCACCTTGCGTAAGGTTGGCAAATGTATGTGGTAGAGGTCAATTACCTCTTCGTGAAAGCATTTTGGTAAACCTGTTTTATCTTCTGGCTCACCGCTAGGTGGGCATATATCTGTATTTATATGGTTATTGGTTATTGGTTTATGGTTATTGGTTGCTATTGGGGTGGGATTAGGGGGGCTATTAGCCTCCCCATTAGCCCCCCATCTTTTAGCTGCGCCACGCTTGCCCGCCTCGGCAAATTCTTTAAACCTAGAAATCTCTTTGTCGGCTCTTGGGTGAACAAAACCTTCTGGAGATGATAAAAAGAATTCGTCAAGAATTGTCAACACATCTTGTTCGTGTTCACGCATACCAATCTGGCGAGCAATGTTTTGTTGCTTTATGGGCTTTTCGTGAAGATAGTAGAAATCCAGTAGCCTACGATAAGCAATGTCCTCAATGACGGACAAATGGCTAGTGTGTGACTTGTAGTCACCAATGTGAAAATTGTAATAGTGCATAACCTGACGTTCTCGGTTGCCGTTACTCAAAAGGAAACTATGGCAGGGCGGTAACGAATCGCCTTTTCCCCCGCTAAGGGTAGCCTAGCCTCCATTATATATCTTACTTAAACCACTTAGGCTTTAAAACCAACAATTGCCAAATTCGCGCCTTTGGAACAGTCTTCCATTGCGAAACCGCAGCTTGGCTGATACCAAGAATGTCAGCAAGATCACGCTGTGAGCCTGCCAGACGGATAAGATGTTCTTTTGTCATGACCGATATTCTACATAAGTAAACTTATTCTGTATTAGGGTTTATCCCTAGAAAATATTTATATAAGTTGGCTTAAGATGCGTTCATGCCGTAGCGTTTAGCAAGCGGTCTTTTAAGGAAATCAAATGACAAACGCAAACATCTTAGTCACTACACAAGAGCAATTCAATATTCAAATGTATGGATTTGCTGATATTGATGCTTACATAGAGTCAGTTAAAGAATCAACTACTTATAAATTTACTGGCGCAAGTATGGTTGTTGCTGGTTTATTGTCAGACGCACAAGAATTGCTTTCTCATGGTGACGAAGAGCGTTCACGCCAAATTCTTAATGTTGCTAAAGCAATTTTATTTGAAATCGTTGATGGCAATTTAGTTCTTACAGTAGATCGCAAGTAAACCAAACGGGGCGCAAGCCCCATTAAGGAAACACCATGATTAAAGATTACGCAGACGAACACACAGACTTAGAACGCATGATTTGTATATGCGACTTTACAGAAGTTGATTGCTTCTTTGACCCCTACTCGCAGAGTCTTCACTTTGCTTATATCGGTGGTCAGTTAGTCACCGAGATGCTACGCGATCAAGTTATACAAAACTTTGAACGCCAGTACGAAAAGGCTTGCCATATAGAACGCGAAGAAAGCAAACTCTCCGCAGCACTTGATCGTTACTACGCTAAACAGGACTACGCATGAAACACTCTAAATATATCCAACACGCCATCCAAGGCCCGTTCACATCCGACAAACCTACCTTGGTAGATCAGACGATCTTTTGGTTGTCTGGCTTTGTCTCTGGTCTTATCTTTGCCCTCTTAATTACAGGAAACTAACATGAAGAATATTGCGACAGCATTGGTTAAGGCGCAACGCCAGTTCTCTCCAGCCCTCAAAAACGCTATAAACCCTCATTTCCGTTCCAAGTATGTTGACCTAGCATCTTGTGTGGACAGCGTTATAGGGGCTTTAAACGACAATGGGATATTCCTATTCCAAACAACCACAGAACACCCAGACGGGGTTATCTGTGAGACCAGTTTCCTACATGAATCAGGTGAACGGCTCGACTGCGGTAAGTTGTTTTTTCCAGCCCCTAAACACGACCCGCAAGGGTTCATGTCGTGCTTGACTTACATTCGTCGGGCGTCGCTTATGGCGGCTACCTCGCAAGCCCCAGAGGATGACGATGGCAATGACGCATCTAAAAAGCCCGTGGTCAAGGCAACCATAGGAAAACGACAATCCAATACTTATGGAGACCTTGAGCAAATACCTTCCGATAGCGATAGTGTGGTAGACCGCTCTTACACGCGAATGCAAGACCACATCACCTCAATCAGCGAGTCCACCACGCTAGAGGAACTCCAGACGCGCTTTAAAGAGGCTTACAAGTCTGCGGGTACGGATAAGGAATGGTTAGAGGCGGTAACTGGTGCAAAAGACTTGATGAAAAGGAAACTCAAATGACTGAACAAATAGAACAACGCTCGGATGCCTGGTTCACAGCCCGTTTGGGCAAAGTTACCGCCTCACGGGTGGCAGATGTGATCGCCAAGACCAAATCAGGCTATTCCGCTAGTCGGGATAACTACATGGCGCAATTGATCTGTGAACGCCTTACTGGTCAACAAGGTGAATCGTTTACCAATGCAGCTATGACTTGGGGAACTGAGACCGAGCCTTTGGCTAGATCGGCTTTTGAGGCTCAT